CTTGACACCGATGTTTTTATCTTCGTACCAAAGACCCCAGACTTTGTAATTTCTCAACCATTCTTTTCTCTGGTCATTGTTCTTCATAATCGGCAATGCGGTGACTTCACCGGGATGGTCTGCGATTTTGATATCTTCAACAAAATCGTGCTGCTTTTCGTTCGGCGTTTCTGCTGCCGTCTGGCAGCGTTCTTCCAGCCATCCACAGCGGCTGTTACAATTATCCGGACACTGAGCGCAGCATTTATATTCTGTGTCGCAATAAGCTGCTGCCCCACATATTCCTGATTCGCTCTTTCCGGTGATACATTTTGCCGGACCAGGCATTTCGTTATCTTTCTTTTTCGGCTTCTCCGGTGCATCTATGGATACCATCTTGACTGGCTTCCGCTTCTTCCCAAACCGTTTTATCAGTTCGTGGGCCATTTCATTCCAGGTAAAGGTGCATTCCATGTAGCTTCCGGGGTTAAACATGATTCCGGTTGAATTTGCTTGATAATTAAAATTACCGTTCCTGATTCTGACATCCCGATACCTGGTTTCGAGTAAATATGTTGTTGCACTTACATTGCACGTAAGAACATATTCTTTGTCTCCTCTGTTCAAGGCTTCGAAAAAGCGTTCTATCTGCAGTTCTGGTGTAATCGGAACCTCATTCTCTGGCGGCCGGTTCTGGCCTGTTGCTGTTTCTATGCTCATCTGGCCTGGAATACCTTTCTCAGCTTCCTGCTGCCGGTACAGGGCTTTGATGTCATCCAGTGTCATGATTCCTGCTTCTTCGTACAGCTCGCAGGCCTGTTTCTGATATTCCTTGCTGAGTTTTGACGCTTCATAGGCCACGGAAATCTTGATCCTGTCTTCTTTAAATTCTGACATCAGCTGTTCGCAGAGGTTTGTGCTGATCGCATGGTATCTTCCCAGCTGGCCGCCGGATGTTCCGATCAGTTCTTTCAGGATGTCTCTTGTCTTTCCTTCCATCTGTGATTTCTCACGGAGTTCTTTCACAAGGCCTTCCATCTTGAGCGTTTCAGTCATTTTTTCCCAGTCGGATTTATCACGATAACAATTCGCCTGGATGATCATGATCTGACGTACTATGTCGTTTTCCTGACCCGCATCCTGTTCCAGTTCCGATTGTGTTTTATATATACATGGGACCCGGCTGAATCTGTCATTTCCTTCATTGAGCAGATCGATACAGCACTTCCGGCGGCAATGGCCGGCTATAACGTAATCCTTCCCATCCCTGTTCTCGATCAGGAGCGGTTGAAGGATCCCCAGAAGCTTGATCGACTGTTTCAGTCTTTCAAGTTTCTCTGTGTTGTAGAAGTTTTCTTCTGACGGGATCAGATCTTTTGGATTCCGGTATACAATCTTCTGGTCCCGCTGCCGGTCCGGAACTGATCTTTTGTTAAGCATATCTTTCAGATAAAAATCCATTATTCTTTTCCTCCGATCATGTCAAGATACTCATTCACAAGAATTCCGTAATCTTCCGCTGCTGCCGATCGTGGGCTGTGTAACGCCACTGGCACACGCATAAACGTGCTCCTTGCTACTACGCCCGAAAAACGAATCTTTGTTTTCATCGTGGGATATCGTTCTTCAATAATTTCTGCTCCCTGCAAGTGTGCCTGATTGAATTTCTGGTACTTTGTTATGAAACAGCGAATGTTCTTCAGCCCTGGATTTAATTCTTCTCTTACAACAGTAATCTGATTTAAAAGCTCGTTCATTCCCTCTAATGTGTTATCATCTACCTCTACGGGGATCAAGACATCATTTGCCGCTGTCAGAGCATTGATAACTGATACGTTGATGTCTGGAGCGTTATCTACTACACAGAAGTCATATTTATCCGATACCTGCTGCAGTGCTTTTTTTAGTCTATCCTGCTGCGGACGTATGGGATCCTTAATCACTTCCGTGTTTGCTGTAAGGAGCCCCAGATTTGCCGTAATAATATCCAAGTTTGCATAATCTGTATGATGAATCAGGTTGTCCATGTCTGGATGGCGATCTACCATAATTCGATCGATTCCATCTCCATCCTGGGTTCGGCGGTTTAATCCACGTGAGCAGTCTCCCTGCTTGTCATTATCCACCAGGAGTACCTTATATCCCCTCTGTGTCAGTATGTAAGCAATGTTGATGCTTGATGTGGTCTTGGCCACACCGCCCTTTAAATTGATGATTGCTATTGTTCTCATGATATCCTCCTTATCTTTCCTCTCCCATGCTGCATCCATCATTTTCTCTCAACGATACAGCTGGAAGGCCAAACCCTCTACAATAGTGATCTCCTGACTTTCCTTTAGTTCTGTACCTGCAGTCTTTGCAGAGTGTGATCTTACGATATCTGTTCATAAGCTGACCGGTCTGGCTCTTATCAAAGTTATTGATCTTCTCATATTCCTCCCGGATCCTGTCAGTATACTGTTGTAATCCGCAGCGTCCGCATATCCTGTCCATCAAATCTCCCTGCATTTCTTCTCGAAACCAGCACAATTCATCGCAGACATATGCCATTAATTCCTCAAGGATGCAGTCTATGCCTTCGTCTTCGTTCCTTGTCTGCTCTCTGCATCCATTCTGGTTTTCCTCCGATCGGTTCATCATCAAACCATATTCCTCCTTTTTCGTCTTTGTAGTATGTAAACCGGGTACCTGATTTAGTAATGGTACCCAGACATTCCATTGTTAATATGTCCTGTTCCGGGCGCAGGCTCCAGCCCTTGCCCCAGTATTCTTCCACATTCACGATGCTTCATCTCCTCTCGCAGCCATGCGGAATAACTGTGTTTCTCTGTTTTTGCGGTGATTTCGTGTGGATCAGGAAGCTGATTTATAGCTTTAAACAGTCTGCACCATTCCTCTCTGTTCGCGATCGGCTTTCCTTTTGTGTCCAACCAGCCGGATCCGGCCATTTCCGTGATCTTTCCCAGGCGACTTGTAACATACAGATCGCTTATGTAAAAGCACACGTCACAGGTTCTCGTCATGTGATCCAGTGCATCCACCATGGTAAGCAATATGGCCTGATGATATGTTCCAGTTACCCTTCCAAAATGCTCCCTTGTCTCTTTCCCTGTCCGGAGCTGAGTCGACAGCACATATCCGCATTTTCTTTCCACATTTCCGCGAAACCGGCTGCTTGTCTCAATAAAAACATTTACTTGCTGCATGTTAATCCTTTCTCTTTTCAAATCTGCATCTTTTCCGTAGCTCTATCGAGCCATCCTATATCTGTATGTGCGTTTAAGCGGAACATAGTGTATCGCCTGTATTTGTATCCTGTTTTCGGGTTAATTCCCTCATGAATTTTTGCTATGTAATAACCTTTTTTAGGCTTGGGTTCTTTTTGCCATCTCCGGAGCTTGTCTACATGTGGTTTAGGCAGCGGCATATTCCTGGAAGTGTTGTAGCTTGCTTCTTTAATTCTCGGTTTTGCAAGCGTTCCGTCTTCTTTCTCTTTCTGAGTATTTTCATCTTTTGTTATGTAATTTCCAAGTTCTGTGAAGTCGTCATCGTAATACTGGCTCTTTTTTATCGCGCAAGCCCATGTTCCGCCTTTCTGCCAGGCTTTTTCCAAGATACTGGCTGTATCACCAATTTCATTAACGATGATGTGAATATGCCAGGCTCCTCTCGTTCCTTTCTCTATATTTCTGATCCAGAACAGTTCATACCCTCTTTTTTTGTATTCTCTTCTCACTGTTCGTATTGCTTTTTTAAAATCATCTAAAGCTTCTTTCATACTTCCAGGGCGATTTTTCACCAGATAGCCCCACGTGGCCAAGATATCACCCGGGCCAAAATACGTGAGCATTTTATGCCTGGCTTTCTTGGCCTTGTTCATTGCATTGACTTTTTTCATATCTTCCCTGGTTGGAGTTTTCTTCTTTTCTCTCTTCTTGCCTTTTGCTCCATACTTCCCGTCATGATACTCTTCTCTCTCGATGATATCTCCACCCCGGAACGTGTATTCATTACGTCTCGTAGCCATATTTTTGTCCTAACTTTAATATCTTTATCAAGTCCTAAATGGGTCTTCCGACCCTCAAAAAAGGTTAAAAATATAGCGGTACATAACCGCCGGATGCTTGACTTTCCGGCTCCCTGGTGTTATATTTATGTAAACTGATTTACTCCAGGGGCCGGTTGGTCCTGGCTCAGGTGGTGCAACACCTGAGCCTTTTTTCTTTTACCTCTTGATTTCTTCTCCAAATTTGATATACTGAAGTTGTCTTTAATTACGTGAGCCCTTTACATTTGCCGATGTGAGGGCTCTTTTCATTGCTCTGGTTCTATCTTCCAGCCATGTGATCACTATCATGGCCACGATCGTTATGCATATACTTCCTGTCAGGAATGTGAGCTTATCGCCCCAGTCCCAGAGTGGAAGTAATGCTACGAGCTGGCCTGTAATCAGGCTGATGATTAAGTTCTTCTGCATCTTTATTCGTCTCCTCTACCCCACTGATTTTCTTATGTAATAATCATTGACTATCCGAGATACGTTATCTATGATCTTCTGGTTGTCTTCCGGAGTATTGTTCTTGCAGTAGTCGTCGTGGATCCGGATTACTCCTCCGGATCCGTTTTTGATTTCTTTGATAACTGCCATCTAGTTCACCTCCTGTTTTATCGTATGAAGATTGTGTTTATTGTGTTTATAGAATTTTTACTACTTTGTCGAACGCTTTTTCTTGTGTTTTCGACAGTACGCTCCTATTCTGTATATACAGGGTGCTGACACACCCGAGTACATATGGAAGGAGGGTTGATTATGCGAAGATCTCAGACACCGTTTAATGGCAAACGTTTTCTGCTTAATATCAATACCGGCGAAATTCACGACTTGGATAATGAAACAGCAGAATGCAAAATTGATGGGATGCCCAAACGGAAATGGCTGTTACTATTGCCTACGGGATAAAGACGATCGGTCTTAACCCTTCCTTACGACCTGCATCATTAATCCGGCGCAGGTCTTCTTCTGTTATCTTGCTTTCCAGATGTTCTACTAAAGCTTCTGGATTATCGTGGAATCTTTTTCCAAATTCTATAATTATGCGAGCTGCAAGATCTGTATTTGTCTGTTTTAAGAGATCAAATCTGTTCATTTTTTCCACCTCTTTATAAAAATTTAAGCAAATTGTCGAACGTCTTTCATTGACTGTCGAGCTGTATGCTCCTATCCTGTAAATACAGGCACTGCCATGCCGAGTATCAAAGAAAGGAGGATCTTTATGGAAAGAAAGTATTCTGTAACTGGTTTTTGTCCAAAAGCAAACAAGGACATCAAGGTATCAGCCACATATGTCTTCAACACTAATGTATGGGAAAAAGGCATTAGCGAACTCCCTTGTTCATCTCCGTGTAAAGACGAATGTCCTATTCTCGCTTCTGCTCCAGATGAATTAAGGAGTATCTAAAACCAGTTCTATTCCATTCTCCCTGCAAAGCTCTACCATTTTATCTTTAGGAATTACACCCGATGCAAGCAGTCTACTGATTGATATGTATTGTCCTTTATATGGTTCCGGCAATGCAGGGAGCATTTTTGCGTCTAACGTAACATTCGTTGCTTTCAGTTCGATCTGTAACACAGGAAGTCCTTTGTTTTCTTTGTAACTCTGTGAAAATCTCACTCCTGCAACTCCCGGAAGCTCTTTTCCGTCAATGAAAAGTTTTGTGTTTGTAATTCCATCTGTCTGAATTAATATTTGTGGTTTTCTTATGTTTTCCATCCTAATTCTCCTCTTGGTCTGACATAAATATTGACTTTCTACTGTTTCTCTCCTATTCTTTTCTTACAGGGCACTGGCATGCCCGAGTATCTCAAAAAGGAGAAAATATCATGCAATTGACGCCTGACTGTATACGTGATGTTTTACTTGAACTTGAAACATTTCATATGGGTGCATACAAAGCTGATGAATTTCAAAACTCTATATCATCACATGATCATGAACAAGTTCTGTATACCCTCATTAAATTGTTTGAGGGTGGCTATATAAACGCTCAATACGAACGATCACCTGCTGGCCAGTTGATTACATTTCGAGTTTATGATATGACTTTTCAGGGACATGAGTTTCTTGAAAAAATTCGGTCAGATACCGTATGGAATCAAAAATTAAAACCTGTTTTTACAACCATCGGCTCCATGTCTTTGGATGTAATATCCAATGTAGCAAATAGCGTCATAACATCCCTCGTCTTAAAAAAACTGAACTTATAATTTAAAAAGCTTTTTTGCTGCGAAGTGGGTGCATTCTTCCAGATCCTGATTATCCGGAAGTTTGTATCCGCTTTTTTCGATATAATAGATAAGTGCTGCACAAGAAATGCTTCGAGTCAGCCACCCTACGGCGCATATCGCTGTTGATATAACAAAAACTGCTGTTATCACCTCTCTCACCTCCTAAGCTGGTTCTTTCTGATTGTTGACTTTTGCTTGTTCTTCTCCTATTCTGTTATTACAGACATAGCTCTTCTTTTTCAGATAAGTCAGTTTATACTCCGTTTGAGGAAACCGATTACTATAAGACTTTTTCTTCAAAAGCTATTCGCTCTTACGCTTCAAAAAGAGCAACTATTCATAAATATCTTGGTTTTTTCACTCCTCTTGGGAAGAATTTTTTTGAAGTCTGCGTAAAGTAACCAACGTATTTTCATTACTTTTAATTGTCATTTCACACATTTCTTTTACATAGCCATCTACTTTCTTGAAATAGTAGGTGGCTACTATTTTGGCTGTGATTGCTGATACAATTACGGATGCCATAATCACTATCACCTCTCTCACCTCCTATCCGGCCTTACGGGCCTCAATGGTTATCCTACAAGCCTTCTTTCCTGTAATACTGTTGTAATATCTTTCATAAAATGCTAAAATTCTTTCATAATATAATGAAAAGAGGTATTTTATGTCGGATTACAATGATTCTCTCAAACGCATGACTAAAATCATGTCTGATAGTTTGCTTTGTACATCACAATTTCATAAAGCCGTAACTTCTTCTACTGCTTTTGCTACTACTCAAAGTGTAGCTAAAATCATGGAGCCGTATCGAAATTTGTGTGAAAATTTCAAAACCGCTTATTCAGATTCTATTGCCAAAACTATAGGTTCTTGTTTATCACAACAATTGGCAAAGTCCCTTTCTGACAGCATACACAAAAGCTTTTCTGATTCTTTAAAAAGAAATCCTGCTTTTAATGAATTATCCTCAACTCTCAACGCCATAACACCGGAACTAATTTTTACATCACTTTCACATACATATGATTTTCCGAAAGACTTAGGTGGTATCTCCGAAAAAGATAATGATGATTTTATTGTTATTGATAATGCAGTAAGTACGGCGTACGACATACCTTGTACTGTTGCAGTTCCTATTAATGAGCATAAGCGTAAGATCTCAACATCTGATTTTTGCGCTATCATTAGTCTCTTTATCGCTATCATTTCCGGTATAATCATTCCTTTGTATCTGCAATCTAAGCCTTCTGAAACTGAAGTGATCGAGCTTCAGCTTTTGCAATCTCAAAACGAATTATTGCAGCAACTCCTACATAATGCAGACATTTCTTCTTCAAGTGAAATTGAAGCAATCAATGAGTTGAAGCAATCTGTCGAAGAGCAAAGTAAACAGCTTTCACAGTGTCAAGAAACCCTTGACAAGTTTGAAGAAGCTCTTGATAATCACGAGACAGTCGAGAATATTGATACAGCAAAGAAACCAATACAATAATTGCACTTACCTGCGTAATTGCCAGACAGATCTTAAGCATGTTTATCTGATTACGCAGGTAAACAATTTCTTTTTCCGTTTCTTCCATTTAAACCGCCTTTCTCTGTTCGTCTCTATTCAGTAAGTAATCAATTGTTACGCCAAAAATGTCTGACATCTTTATTAATGCCGTACTGGGAATAGGATTCACTCCGTTCAGCCAGTTATAATAGGTCTTTACAGAAATTCCAATTTGAGTTGCAAGTTCTTCTTTAGACATTCCATTCCTTGCCCTTTCAGCCTCTATGCTGTTAAACATCATTATTTCCACCTCCTCGTTACTCGTTTTGTGAATTTCTGTTTATATAATATTCTCATATTGAGAATTTGTCAATACTCATTTTGAAAATTATTTTTCATTTTGTGAATTATTTAATTGACAATATGTAAAATATGTAATAGTATGAATCTATAAGGAGGTACTCTTAATGATTGGAGAAAAGCTCAAGGAAATTCGCGAAAATCTTGGATTAAATAAGAAAGAATTTGCCCAATATATTGGAATAAAATACACTACCTATAATGGTTATGAAACCGAAGCTCGGGAACCCTCTTCAGATTTTTTAATTCTTATTTCAGAAAAATTTGATGTATCAATAGATTATCTTCTTGGTTTAAAAGACGAACGTGAAATTTTACATGCTTACAAACTTCGTTCTGGAGAATATGAGCATATAAAAAAATACCGTGAACTCGACACTCACGGTAAAGATATGGTTGATACTGTTCTTCAGAAAGAATATGACCACATTATTGAATTGCGTGATTTTGCTCCGCAATCTAAATATATAGGTAAAGATCCCGATAACATTGTCACTGTTGATCTCACACCTCTCGCTGCTCATACTCGTGCAGATGTAGAACAAACTCCTGAAGGTGTTCAGCATGATCTGGATATTATGAACGATGATTCTCAATGGGAATAGAAAGGGGAAATGCATATGCCAGAATTAAGTAGATTTGAGGGGATGGTTATTAAAATGTTATTTAATGACACTGTCCAGCATAATAAGCCGCATGTCCATGTTACTTATGGTGAATACAGAGCTTCTGTCGGTATTGACGGCGAACTGCTTGCCGGATCACTTCCGCAAAAACAGTTTAAAATGCTGGTCGGTTGGCTTGCTTTGCACGAAGATGAAGCTTATGCAGCATGGAACAAAGCTGTCAGAGGCGAGCACTTTGATAAGATTAAACCTTTACAGTAAGGAGGAATTCTTTATGTTTATTTCAAACGGAATTGTTTATGCCAGTGAACGCCCAGAAAATGTACAGATTATTGGAGCAAAGCCATTGGATGATATGATGATGCTCCTCACTTTTTCAACCGGTGAGCAGAGACTTTTTGATGCTTCGGTATTAAACGGCCCCGCTTTCGCTCCATTAACTGATGAAAAAATATTCAAAGACTGCAAAATCGTAGATGGAGTTGTCACCTGGATGGACGAAGATATTGACTGTGCTCCTGAGTATATGTACGAGCATAGTTATGCGTATCCGTCTTTAAAATCCGTAATTTGAATTAAAAGGACTGATTTATTTGACCTACGAACAACTTTTAACTACTGCCGATCAGGCCGGTCTTACGGTAAAAGAACGTCCACTTCAAAAACATGATGGTCTGATCCGTGGCAATCGCATTGCTATTCGAAAAAGTATTGACACTCAGGCTGAAAAGTCCTGTGTGCTGGCTGAAGAACTTGGTCACCACTACACCACTACTGGCAATATTCTGGAACAGTCAACTGATGTGATGAACCAGAAGCAGGAATACCGTGCCAGACTTTACGGCTATAACCTCCGGGTTGGCCTGATCGGGATCATCAAAGCCTATGAAGCCCGCTGCCGAAATCTTCATGAGATAGCTGAACATCTGGATGTACCGGAGGATTATCTCATTGAAGTGATCGACTGCTACCGTTCCAAATACGGACAGTATGTTGCTGTGGATAATTATATAATCTATTTTATTCCGCAGTTGGCTGTGATGAGAATTGATGTTTTATAATAAATGCATAATGATGGCATAGAGTAATAACCAAGTAGTAAAGGTCGGAAAGGCTCCCGACACACTCGCAAGAGTACCTGAGATGATGGATACGCCGCCCATCTTGTTGCTTGGATCATCTTAAAGGTGTTGTCATTATGGCAACACCTTTTTTCTATAATAAAGAACGCAAATAAGCGATTTTCTGTAAGGAACGTCGTATTATTTATGCATATTATATTTTAAAGGGAGAATACACTAATGAAAAAGAAATGGTACTTACAAACATGGTTTATTGCATTACTTTTCTTCATTGCATTCTTTTTCATTGTAATGGTACCTATCGCTGGACTAATAATACTTGTTGTTGGTATTGCATTAATTATTATTCAAGCGAAAGATAACAAAAGATTGCTATCTGCATATGGTACATATGATGAAATAGTTGCAAAAACAAACAAACTTGAAGAAGATTTTTCCAATAAGCAAATAGAGTTGGAGAAAGATTTTTCCGATAAGCAGGAACAGTTAGATGATGAATATCACGAAAAAGAATCCTCTTTGGAGAATCAGTATAAAGCAAATTGGAATAAGTTATCCCTTAAAGAAACAGAGTACACTCAACAAATAGACCTGTTAAAACAAGAAATAAGTAACTTATCCCAGGAATCTGACCAGTTAACTGCTACGGTTCTTGTAGATCACTATAATTTTGCTGAATATGATGGACTTTTCTCGGAAGATTGTAAAAGTAAGCTTGTCATTTTAAAGAATGAAGAACAAGAATTAATAAAGTCCGGCAATGCTTTTGATATTTCATTTTCAAGTTCGAGGAAAGCTACTAATGATAACAAAAAACAGATTTTGCGGTGTTTTCAGGCTGAGTGTACAAATTTATTATTAAATTTGTCTGTCAAAAATATTGATTCTGTACGATCCAAGGTAGCAAAATCTTTTGAGAGTCTCAATAAGATTTTTGAAATCGATGGCGTTGTTTTAAATTCTAAGCTACTTGAGATAAAATTAGAAGAACTCAATTTAACATATACTTTTCAGTTAAAGCAACAGCAAGAAAAAGAACGGCAAAAAGCTATTAAAGAGCAGATGGTAGAGGAAGAAAAGGTACGCCGTGAAATTGAACGTCAGAAAGCTAAAATTGATAAGGACTGTAATCAATTTAATAACGAAGTAAAAAAACTTATGGCATATATGCAAAAAACTTCCAGTGATGTTGAAAAACAATTGTACATTGATAAAATCAAAGAACTTGAAGATAAATTACGAGATTTAGAGGACGATAAGAAAAATGTACTGGACAGAGAAGCGAATGCAAAAGCCGGATTTGTGTATGTTATTTCAAATATTGGTTCATTCGGAGAAGATATTTATAAAATTGGAATGACACGCCGTCTCGAACCCATGGATAGAATAAAGGAGCTCAGCAGTGCTTCGGTTCCATTTGAATTTGATGTACATGCTATGATTTTTTCTGAAAATGCACCGGAATTGGAAACTCTCTTACATAAACACTTTGAAAAACAAAGCGTCAACCGTGTAAATCTTCGAAAAGAATTTTTCCATGTATCTCTTGATGAGATTGAAAAGGTTGTTCATGATAACTTTAATGACATTGCAAACTTTACAAAAGTTCCCGTTGCAAAAGAATATCGACAAACTTTATCTTTAATTGAATCTGAATCAAAATAAATAAAAAACCGCCCCAGTACGCCAATACCGGGACGGTGGTGGATCTCCGAAGAGATACCTCATTCGCAAAAATATTGTATCATCTTCGGAGCGGCTGCACAATCAGAACATTTGTACGGCCGTTATTTTTGTACCCATTTTTACATATTTTAAACCGAGGTGATATTATGGAACTTTTAAATGTATGTATCTACCTGCGTAAGTCCCGTGCTGATCGAGAGGCTGAAGCCAGGGGTGAAGGTGAAACTCTTGCCCGTCATGAACGGATTCTGTTGGATCTTGCCAAAAAGCGGGGCTATAATGTAGGAGCAATCTATAAAGAGATCGTATCCGGTGAGACGATTTCTGCCAGACCTGTTATGCAGCAACTTCTTCGGGAAGTTGAATCAGGTATGTGGGATGGCGTCCTTGTTGTTGAAGTGGAACGTCTGGCCAGAGGCGATACCATTGACCAGGGTGTTGTTGCCAGATCTTTTCAATACTCCAACACATTAATCATTACTCCACTTAAAACTTACGATCCAAACAACGAATACGACGAAGAGTATTTTGAATTCGGACTTTTTATGTCCCGGCGTGAATACAAGACCATTCGCCGCCGTCTCACTGCGGGTCGCGAATCTTCCGCAAAAGAAGGAAAATATTGCGGCAGTAAGCCGCCTTATGGATATTCCCGTGTAAAACTTGTTGGTGAAAAAGGATGGACACTGCAGCCTGTTCCTGACCAGGCAGAGATTGTCAAGCTTATATTCAATTTATATGTCCATGGAGTATCCGGCGAACGAATTGGAATGGCTAAGATCTGCCGTAAATTAAATGATTCCGGAATCAAGACCATGGATGGTGGTCTATGGACCATTTCTCGTGTGCAGGCAATCCTCAGAAATCCAGTATATGAAGGAATGATACGATGGAACAGTCGGAAAGCAGTAAAGCATATAAAGGATGGGCAAATAACTATCTCCCGTCCTTTCGCTCAGGATTATATTCTTGTCAAAGGCAGGCATCCTGCTATTGTATCAAGGGAACTCTTTCAGCAAGCTCAAGATATCGTAAACAAAAATCCTGCACGGCCGCTTAACTCTTTGCATGTTCTTCGTAACCCTCTTGCCGGTATTGTTCGTTGTGGAAAATGTGATCATGTTATGACTCGTAAATCCCCTAACGGAAGACAGGGTGATCTGATCCGGTGCCCATACAGTTCTTGTAGCAATATAAGCAGCAAGCTTCCTCTTGTTGAAAAAGCTCTTCTTGACGGAATCCAAGAGCTTGTAGATGGCTACAGACTAAATAACAGTGTTTCCGATCAGGAGTATTCTCTTTCTATTTCTGAAAGAGAAAAAATGATTCAAGGAAAATTAAAAGAAATTGATATTTTAAAGAAAAGGAAACAAAGGCAGTACGATCTTCTTGAACAGGGAATTTACTCCACGGAAGAATTTCTTGAACGCTCCCGTGCTACTGCTGCCGAGCTGTCTGCCTGCGATGCAGTAATTCTTTCTCTGAAGCAAGAAATTGAACATGAACAGGAACTTCAGTTTCAACGTTCCTCTTTTATTCCCAAGTGCGAGGATCTTCTCGCAAATTACTGGACGTGGGATACCTCTACAAAGAATCGATTTCTCCGTGAATTGATAGAAAAGGCTGTTTATACTAAAAACGCAAAAAATACATGGAAAAATGGCGATGACATCTCTTTTACTTTAGATATTTATCCGAAAATCCAGCAAAAGTAAGTGTGGGTAGCCTTTATGTACCTACACATTGGCACGTATCGTGTCCTCCGGCCAAGTTGCGTAGATCTCACTGCTGGCCACGTTTTTGATATAATCCTTATATCTTACATAATAATCCTGTGCAGAGGTATCCCCTATTGGCCCGTCGTGGACTACGATATACTCCGGGATCACCACTTTGTTTAATACGATCTCTCCGGTTTCATTTATCGGCTTGATCTCTGCTTCCGGATTTTTGGGAGGATATTCCCCAAAAAGCGTATGGGGTCCGATGACGATCCGCTGATAGTCCTCTCCACTACCCTGCTGTCTGCTAAGGGATGCTCCCTGCCTGGCAATGGAATGGGGAAGAACTTCTGTCCCGGCAACTTCTTTTGGTGTAAAACCCTCTGCACTGATCCGAACTGTATATTCTGCATAAGGCTGCTGCTCCACCGGTTTCATGCTGTATTCCAGTGGAGGAGCTGCCAGCTCCAGCATGGGCGTTTTTCCGGAGGAATCCGTACGGATTTCTTCGATCACATTATCCGGGACTCCTGTGTACGAGATCCGCACTGTAGCATTTTCCACAGGACGGTTACTGGCACTGTCCAGCACCGTCACCTGCAGCTGTCCCTGATCCGGCATATCCTGCTGCATGGAAATATAAGAATAATTTTTCAT